ACCCGATTGTCATTATCATCGGTTGGATTACTTTCTTGTCTTTGCTTGAGTGTCTTTCTAGGCATCTCAAATACCTAATTCGTTTTCGGTAAGAACTTTGAATTCATAACCACGATCAGCACACCATTCTTCTGCTGCTTTCCACTTTGCCTGATTTTTGGCATACTCATACGCTTCATAAAGATATTGTTTAGTCTGTCTTTTTGGTTTTTGTGGAGGAGCAGTTTGTCTTTTTGGTTTAATCTCAATCAAATACTTTTTAATTTGTCCTGTTGATTCCTGAACTTTGATATAAAAGTCTGGAAAATATCGGTGAGGTTTGCTATCTACTGGAGACCGATACCATACAAACATTTCCTCTGATCCCCATTCCAAAATCTTTTCATTTATATCACAATAAACCATAAATTTACGTTCCCAAAGAGATCTATAGATGATATTCGTTGGATCTCCTTTGTATTTTTGTGGAAACGATGGTTGGTATTTTCCCTTATATGACATCTAAATACTTTATAATTAAGACTCCATAAGAGATATTTAGATGGCTGGTACGCCTGTATACACCATACTAACTCAAGATCAACGTAAATTATACAGTGATCTTTCCTTGAGTAATGAATATGTAGTTGAATTTGGTCTACCATCAGATCTTATACAATTTTTAGGTAGAGAGGGTTATATAGAATCTGGTGTTAGTTTAGATACGAGAGCATATGGTGTTCTTTGCTCCGATATATCTTTACCAGGATCAACTTTTGCTACATCCGAAGTTAAAGATAATTTCTTAGGAGTTACTCAAGAATTTGCTCACACTAGACTGTATACTGATATTGATGCGACGTTTTACGTTGATAGAAAATATAGAGTATTGGAATTATTTCAAGGTTGGATGGATTTTATATCTGGTGGTTCTGGCGGGAAAGTAGGACAAAATTCACAAGATAAGGGATTTTATAGAAGATTTAGATTTCCTGACGATTATAAAACTTCTGTTCAGATCGCTAAAATGGAAAGAGATTATGGACTTGTTGGTAAAGAATATAAATCAAGAACTTATAATTTAGTTAATGCTTTTCCAAAATCAGTTGCTTCTGTACCTATTTCATATGGTCCAGCTGACATTTTAAAAATCACAGTGACATTTAATTATGATAGATATACAATTATTAGAGAAAATCAAACAGGTAGTTCAAGTTCTGGGTCATCACAACAATCATCTACAGAAACATCCGTAACAAATACAACTAGCGGAAGACCAAGTTCAAACTCCGGAAGAGTAGGAGTATTGAGAGTAAAACAAGCAAAAGGTAATATCACTCCTGCTGAAGAAAGGGAATTAAGAGGACTAACAAATCCATGATAAATAATCACAACTGAATTTCTATAGGTTATTATGCCTTTACCAAAGATCTCTACACCAACATATGAGTTGGACTTGCCCTCTACTGGAAAAAAAGTTAGATACAGACCATTTCTAGTTAGAGAAGAAAAAATTCTGATTATGGCACTAGAATCAGAAGATATGAAGCAAATTTCAGGTGCTATTGTTCAGATTTTGTCAGATTGTCTTCTGACCAAAAATGTAAAAATTTCTGAACTATCTACGTTTGATATTGAGTATTTGTTCCTTAACGTTCGTGCCAAATCGGTTGGTGAAACTGTTGAAGTCAATGTAACTTGTCCTGATGATGGTGAGACTCAAGTTCAGATGGAAATCAATATTGATGATATTAAGGTTCAAAAGGATTCAAATCACAGCAACATTATTAAATTGGATGATTCTCTCTCAATGAAACTTAAGTATCCATCATTGGAACAATTTGTTGAGAATAACTTTGAAATCAATGAAGTAGGTGGTGATGTTGATAAGTCGTTAGCAATGATTACGTCTTGTATTGATGCGGTTTATGATCAAGAAGAGTCGTGGAGTGCCTCTGACTGTACAAAGAAAGAACTTCAAGAATTTATTGAACAGATGAATACTAAACAGTTCAAAGAAATTGAGACTTTCTTTACGACGATGCCTAAACTTTCTCACACAATCAAAGTTAAGAATCCAAAGACTAAGGTTGAAAGTGATGTAGTCCTGGAGGGTCTGGCGAGTTTTTTCACTTGAGTATGGCTCATACTAGTCTTGAGTCATACTATAATGTCAATTTTCAGTTGATGCAACACCATAAATATTCATTAACTGAGCTTGAAAATATGATGCCTTGGGAGCGTGAAGTTTATGTCTCATTACTTCAAACTTATATTGAAGAAGAAAACCTAAAGGCAAAGCAATCTAGTGGCATTTGAAAGTCCCATCTATAAGGCACCATCAATACCGAAGATTAGTAGTAGGAACATTTCATCTTCGGTAATTCGTGGTGCTGAAGCTGTTTCAAGTGCTGCTACTCCAAGACTTAGAAGATCAAGTTTTAGATTTTTACAAAGACCAAAACTACAAGGAACTCAAGGTTCACTTAAACTTGAGACAAATCAACTAGACGCATTACAAGAGACGAATAGAATTCTTGTAGAAATTCAGAATCAACTAGCAATAGATTTTGCTACAAGAATTGCAGAAAGAAAGCAAGCAATTCGTGGTATCAAAAAACAAACTGAGAAAGAAAGAGTAAGTAAAAAAGAAGCATCAATTGAATCAATAAACAAATTTAATCAAGGAGTTGGTAATTTCTTTGATAAGGTCACTGCTCCTGCCAAAAATATATTCCAAAAGTTAATTGACTTCTTTGGAATTATTGTATCTGGTATTGCCATTAACACGGCATTTACTTGGTTATCTGATAAGAATAATCAAAAGAAATTGTCAGAAACTCTTAGTTTTGTAGGAAAATATTGGAAAGAAATAGTTGGGGTCTTGGTTGGACTTCAACTGATTTCTGTGGTTGCCAAATTAATAGCAGCTATACAAGTAGTTTCAGCAGTTTTATTAAATCCTGTTCTGTTAGGAGCATTAGGTGGAATTATTCTTGCCGCCGCCGCAATAGAAGATAGAAAAAGAAGAGACAGAGAAAGAGAAAAACGTCAATTAGAGTATGAAAAGGCAATAACTGGAACAAATTACGAAACAAGTGTGTCTGGAAAACCAGCACAAATCGTACCATATAACCCACAGAAGTATAGAGAAACATCTATTCTTGATTTTATTGGTCGTGGAATGAGTGCGACTTTTTCAAGTGGTGGTACAATACCTAATTTACCTTCATATAACTTTAGAGCGAGTGTAATTAAACAGTATCCAAATATCATTCAAAGATTTTCTAGTGGTGGATCCGTTGGTGGTAAAGGTTCTGGATTGGTTGATAGTGTGAGAGCAATGTTGGCTCCTGGTGAAGAAGTTATTCGTTCGTCAGCAGCAAACTTATTCAGACCACTATTGAAAGATATTAATGATAACTCTGGAAGACTTTGGGCATCTTTTAGTCAAGGTGTCCGTGAGATGCTTGATGGTAATAAGACTTTAAAGATTGTTATTATTGACCTTCAACAACAATTGACCAAATTTAAAGATCAACTAGATCAATTTATCAATGATGTTAAGTTTAAAAAAGTTGATGATGCTACTGGTGGAGGTTTTTCTACAACAAATAGAACAAAACAAATACAAGTATCTTCGCTTGATCAAGGTAGTCCAAAAAAACCAACTGACATACTGCGTCCTGTAGTAAAAGAAATTAAAGCACAGAGTATTAGAAAACCAAAGAGAACTCCAAAGGCACCAATTATAATTCCTATGACCGCTCCACCAATAGTTCAAGGTGGTGGAGATGAGTTAGTTCAACCTTCTGGTGGAACGGCAACAGAAGAACCAACGATTGGATCTGTTAATACGATGAATCCTTATATGAGAATAACTTCAAAAATATATGGGATTTTTGTATAACGTATGGAAACACAACAGTTATATCAACTAAAATTAAATTCTACCAATATCAAAAGTTCTTTAATTGGTTACAATAAGCAGTTAAGAAAACTAAGACTTGATGAAAATAAGTTATTGGTTGATAGAGAGAAAAAGTCACAATTATCAGACAAAGAAAAAAAATTAGAAGCACCTGGAAAAGGACTGATTGAAAATATAAAATCTAGAATTGTTGCCGGTCCAATGAGTTTCTTTGATAAAGTCAAAGAATTTTTTGGAATTATTTTAATTGGTATAGCAATTAACAATCTACCTGCGATTGTTAACAAAGTTACCGAAGTTGGAAAAACATTAATTGATGTTGCTAATTCAATTGTTGGTGTTATTACTGCGACAGTAAATGGTGTCAACGGATTTATTAGTATTATTCAAAGTTTACCAGAAGCAACAAAAAACAAATTAATTGAAGGAAAAAATCAATTAGAACAATTGATTTTAGATATGAATAAAATTATTGATCCACTGAATGAACAATATACAAAGTTTAATAAAGACTTAAATTCCAAATCTAGTAGTACACCCAGTTCAAATCAGCCAGGTCAATCCAATCCCCAATCACAGGAAAACCCACAAGGAAAGGCAAAAGGTGGAACGATTTCAAATATTCCATCACAAAAAGGAACTGGTAGAGGTAGTCCGACAGACAGAGTGAATGTTTCAAGAGGAACTACTGATACAAAAGTTACTTCTTCACCATACGCAAGACCTGGTGGATCTCCAAAACTTAGACAAGCAAGACAATCATATAATGCTTTTGGAGAATTCTTTAATCTATCAAAAGAAAATAAAGAAAATTACCTACTACTTGAGTCATCTAGTGATACTTTTAATGGGGTGAATAAATCTTTTGAAACTTTCTTAACACAATTAAGAGATTTACAACTGACTAAACCATTTAAAACAACTCCGATGACCTCCCCACAATCACAACAACCAATTCCAACAACAGGTCAGACAGGAACAGTTTCTATTGATACAAGTGAAGTGATTGGCACAGTTGGGTATACTGGTTACACTGATCCTATAGGACCAGGTGGATCACACCTTCATATTGAAAGAGTTGGTGATTATAATCTTGGCATACCTGGTAATGTAAAAAAGAATATATTAGTAGAAGGTATTCCAATGACAAGTAGATTGAGATTTACTTCTGGAATTGGTCCTAGATGGGGTAGAATTCATAAGGGTGAAGATTATGCTGGAAATCCCGATCAGAGAATTACTCTAACAGGTGGATTAAAATTCTTGAAATTTATGCCAGATTCTGGTAGTGGTTATGGTAATCAAGTTTATATCCAAGCACCAGATGGATCACAATATACTTTAAACCATTTAAATTCTGGTCCTGCTAATCTACAACAACTTTTACAACAACAGAAAAAACAACAGCAAATTCAACAAGCACCAGTATCACCTTATCAAGTTCAACCTGGACAACAGGGCCCAACAATTTCACCAGAGACATCCTTCCTTTTGGAAGAAGAAGAGGATATTCAGATTGTGATGGTCAATACAACCCAACAAATTATTCAACAAGGTAAAACAAGAACTGTTGTGGTAAATAGTAGTAGAAAAGATCCATTTCCATCATCATCTCCTAATCTTGCTCCTCTCCCAGATATTTGGAACGTGTAATATATGTCAGCATTAAAAAGATCTCAGGTAGACGCATTAACAATCGTAAAAAATGGAAATAGTGTAGATATTTCTCCACCTAGAACGATTGCTTTTCAATATTATGAGAGTTTATTTTCTCCAGTCGTTACCGCAAACTTACTTGTTGTTGATACTGGTATTCCTGCTGGAAATTCAGTATCATCCAGTCAGAATAAACAACAAATTTCCGGAACTTTATTGAGTTCTTTACCTATAACTGGTAATGAAATTATGGAGTTTAAATTTACCACTAAACTTGGAAAATTAGACTTCCAAAAATTTCCTCTACGTGTTGATGGTGCACCAGGATTTGCCAAAGAATCTAATAGAGAATCCTATGCAATATCATTAATATCACCATATTCATTTGTGAATGAAAAAACAGCGGTATACAAAAAGTATACACATCTTATTTCTGAATCTGTGCTTAAAATCTTAAGAGAACAACTTAAAGTTCCTCAAAGTAGAATCAATATAGATCCAACAGAAAATACTTATAACTTCAATGGAAATAGTAAAAATCCATTTTTTATTTTATTTAACTTAGCAGCAAAATCAGTTTCATTAAATGAAAAGGATCCTGGATACTTTTTTTATGAAACTCAGAATGGATTTAACTTTAGATCAATTTCTAGCTTGATATCCAAAACTCCTCAATATACTTATAGACAAACTTCGGTTTTAAGAGATGATGATCCACAATCTGACTTTAAAATTTTATCAATGACTCAGACAAAAAACCAAAGTATTTTGAGTGCCTTAAAGTCAGGTGTTTATTCTTCTAGAAATATCTTTTTTGATCCAAGAACTTTTAAGTATGACGAAGTAATTATTAGATTGAGAGAAAAAAAATTAAATAAGTATCTTGGAAAACAAGCAGAAATTGCTGAAGACTTTGATGATTTTACAAGAACTCATTATCATATCTTAGACATTGGATCTTTGGATGATGGTATTTCTATCCGAACAAATAATGATCCAAAAAGATGGCAAGCAGAGGCAACAACGAGATATAATTTACTATTCAATCAAGTTGTTCAAATCAATGTTCCTTGTAATCCAAATCTTGTAGCAGGAGATGTTATTAATTGTGATTTTCAATATGTCACTCTTGGAGATAAAAATATTTCTCCTTTTGACGAACATCTAAGTGGTAAATACTTAATATTACATTTGTGTCATAGTTTTGATTTAAGTGCCGGTGGTAAATCAATTACATCGTTAACTTTAGTGAGAGACACTTACGGGAAGTATACAAAGTAATGGAAAATATAGGATTTGCTGGAATTAACTATCAGTGGTTTATTGGACAAGTTCCTCCAAACCAAACTCTAGATAAGACTGATCCTGATGGTTGGGGTGATAGAGTTAAAGTCAGAATTGTTGGAATGCATAATAAAGCAGGAGCAATCACACCAGATGAACAACTACCTTGGGCGATTGTAGAGAGACCAACATCTCAAGGAAATGCTAGTAGAGGATCAACTGGACTTACGGGTGGTGAATGGGTGCGTGGATATTTCTTAGATCCATTTAACCAAGTACCTGTAATTACTTCGGTATTAGGTAGAGGAACCTACGAAAACAATGTATCATTACAAATAGTCAAAGAAAGAAAGTCAACTGAATTTGAGAACATCACAAGATTCAATTCTTTTGCTCCTTATAGTGGTCAAATGAGAGGTGGAAATAAACCAGTAACACCAGCACAACCAACAAAGCAGGAGTTTGAACAAGCAAAAGACTCTATGACATTTGATGCTAGTAAGTTGTCCACATCAACAGAGATAGCAAGAGATTATACAGCAAAAGATAAAGCAGAAGACCAATTACTTCTCAGATCTATTCAGAGGGGAGAACTTGGACCAGTTCCAAGAGAACAGATTGATGCCATTA